AGATGATGGTTGGTAACGTAACCAATGCGCTGCAACAGGTGACCGGTCTGTCCATTGGAGCATTGAAGGTAAAGCCAGGCAATCTAAGAAATGCTTTGTGGTTATACACTCGCCAGCCAACAGATACGTCAACAATGGTTGCAGAAAAATCCAAGTATATGAATACCAGGATGAGTAACCAGCAATTTGAAATATCAAAGACTATTGATGAACTGCTGCTTAATCCAAGCAAGTATGACAAATTAAGAAGCTTTGCTGGTAAGCACGGATACTTCATGCAGCAAGGTCTTCAGAATGCCGTTGATACTATTGTATGGGTCGGAGCATATAACCAATCAATGACCGAAACTGGCAATGAGAGGGATGCTGTTAGAGCGGCTGATTCAGCAGTTCGACTCACTCAGGGCAGCTTCTCGCCAGAAGATGTGTCCAGATTCGAGACCGGCACCGCATTCGTTCGAGCATTCACTATGTTTTACTCGTACTTCAATATGCAAGCGAACCTTTTAGGCACCGAATTCACCAAGACTGTTAAAGAATTCGGAGTTAAAAAAGGAATGGGCCAATTGCTTTACATCTACACATTCGCATTTATGATCCCAGCAGTTCTGTCTGAAATCATAGTACAGGGTGCCGGTGGGTTCGCAGATGGTGACGATGATGAGTGGGACGAGAATGATGCCATGGCTTTATTCTTTGGATCGCAAGCCAGGACTGCCATAGCGATGATACCTATAGTTGGACCGTCTATCATGGCCGGTGTTAATGCGTGGAACTCTAAGCCATATGATGACCGTATAAGTACGTCCGCATCAATATCAGCACTTGAGTCAACTGTTCGCGCACCCAATACTCTTTACAAAGCAATCGCTGAAGACGGTTCCTGGAAGAAGGCTATACGGGATACGTTGACCGCACTTGGAATGATCACCGGTCTTCCTCTTGGCCAGATGGGAAAGCCTCTTGGATACGCTGCTGATATAGCGCAAGGCAGGGTAAACCCAGAGAGCGCTATGGATGTGACTCGTGGAGTTATCTCTGGCAAGGACGTAAACAGACCGAATCAATAATTATCCGTAACTAATTTATTTAACTTATCATCAAAGAATAAAGGAGTACCTCGATGACAATCTCCAGCCAGACCAGAAAAGCAGGGCCATTCGTAGGAAGTGGATCAACTGGTCCCTTTGCGTATGCATTCAAAATATTCCAGCCATCGGATATGCTGGTTGTAAAAGTCAACAATACAACCTCAGTTGAAACAACTCTAGTATTAACCACCGACTTTACCGTAACTTTGAATTTCGACCAGAACTCAAATCCTGGCGGGAATGTAACTCTGGTCGCTCCATTGGCGGTTGGATACAACATGGTTATGTCTTCCCAGGTTCCTTATTTACAGGAAACTGACCTGACCAACCAGGGTGGATTTTACCCAGAAGTTATCACCAGTTCTCTAGATAATTTAACCATCCAAACCCAGCAGTTGAAGGAAGAGGTTGACCGGTCTGCAAAGCTTCCGATTACTTCTGCCGAAGATGCAGATGCTTTGGTGGCCGACATTGTTCGCCTGGCTGATAGTGCTGCCAATATAGACATTGTCGCAAATAACATAACCTCAGTTAATACAGATGCAACTTACATCGCCAACATCAATACAGTGGCCGGGGCTATTACCAATGTAAATGCTGTCGGAACCGACATTGCTAATGTTAATACTAACGCTACAAATATAGCCAGCATTAACACGAATGCCACTAACATAGTCGCTATTCAAAATGCTGCCGCAAACGCTGCTGCTGCCGCTGTATCTGCCGGAGCCGCCGCAACAAGCGCAACAAGCGCAAGTAACTCAGCAACGACTGCTACAACGCAAGCAACGAGCGCAACAAATTCAGCGACAAGCGCCACAGCATCGGCATCTAGTGCGACTTCAAGCGCATCTACTGCTACTGCACAGGCTTCATCAGCAACGTCTTCTGCATCGACCGCAACCACCCAGGCCGGTCTAGCAACCACGCAAGCAAGTAACGCGGCAACATCGGCCACCAATGCCGGAACGTCTGCAACGACCGCGACTACACAAGCTGGCATAGCAACTACCCAGGCAACCAATGCTGCGGCATCAGCAGTATCGGCAGCGGCCAGTCTTGCATCGTTCACGAATACCTACCTTGGTGCTTTCGCAACCGATCCGACTTTAGATCCAAGTAGTGGACCATTGACCTCCGGTGATCTGTACTTCAATACGGTAGCTAATAGAGTAAGAGTTTACTCAGGCGCAGCCTGGGACTATGTAGCACTAGATGCTACAGTTGTGGTGTCTAAAGATTCGTCTACTGGATCTGCAATACTACCCGCGGGGACCACAGCAGAGCGCACTGTAACTGGCGTAACCAACGGTATGCTGCGATACAACACAACCATTGCTGGCTTTGAAGGGTACGTTGCTGGTGCCTGGGGCGGTGTTGGTGGCGCTCAAGCCAACGGTGCAATCTACGAGAATGCTCAGTCGGTAACATCATCGTACACTTTGACAACATCTAAAAATGGATTCTCTGTTGGGCCAATTTCGCTCGGATCGGGCGTGGTGGTTACTGTTCCTAGCGGCTCTCGCTGGGCAATTCTTTAGGAGATATATAAATGGCATCTACGATTGCGGCTCTTACGAGTGGTGCAGGTGGCATCTCGATGACTGGCGATGCCTCTGGCATTCTCAACTTAAATAGTAATGGAACTACAGTAGTTGCTGTGACCAGCACGGGCATGGCTGTAACTGGTACTCTGAGTTCTAGTAACGGAATCAGCGTAGCAAACACCTTTGGCTTCAAGAACCGCATCATCAATGGTGCAATGGTGATTGACCAGAGGAATGCGGGGGCTAGTGTTACTCCTACTACCAGTACATATACATTAGACAGATGGGTTTATTATGTATCTCAAGCGTCTAAATTAACATCACAACAAAACGCTGGCGCTGTAACTCCTCCTGTAGGGTTTACAAAATACTTAGGAATAACATCATCTTCCGCGTATTCTGTTGGAGCTAGTGATTATTTTTGTGCGGCACAACCAATTGAAGGATTAAATATTGCCGATTTAGGATGGGGTACAGCCAATGCCTCTAATGTAACTTTATCATTTAGAGTTTATTCAAGTCTGACAGGTACATTTGGCGGAGCTTTAAGTAACGCGACTATTTCTTACCCATTTACTTATACTATTTCTTCGGCAAATACTTGGACAACTATTTCTGTCACTATTGCAGGGCCAACAACCGGAACATTCTCTACAACAAACACAGCTGGTGTAATTGTTTACATTGGTCTTGGTGCTGGCTCTTCTTTTAGTGGAACGGTTGGCTCTTGGCAAGCAGGTAATCTTGTTTCAGCCACAGGCGCAGTCAGCGTAGTAGGCACTTCTGGCGCTACCTTCTACATCACAGGCGTTCAACTAGAAAAAGGCTCTACTGCTACTTCGTTTGATGTCCGTGCATATTCTACTGAGTTGGCGATGTGTCAGAGGTATTATTTTAAAACTTTTGCACAAGGTACTGCACCAGTTCAAAACTCAGGCTCAACAGCGGGAGGATTACTTGTAAGTACATCAGCAACATCTACATTTGGTGGCTCATTATCACTTCCTGTAACTATGAGGGCAGCCCCCGCAACTGTTACAACATTTAACCCATCTGCTGCAAATGCAAATTGGCGAGATACAAATAATGCGGCTGATAGAACAATTGTCTCCGCTGGAGGTGGTGATTCTGCTTTGTTTGTATCAGGTGCGTCAGGCATTGTTAATGGTTTAAATTTTTGTCATGTAACGGCTACAGCGGAGTTATAAATGTATAAATTAAACAAAGATGGAACATATGCTAACAAAGTTGGTACTGGCGAATGGCATAACATAGAAACATCGCAAGTCTACCTAGCATGGCTTGCTGAAGGCAACACACCATTACCAGCAGATAAGGAGGTAGCATAATATGGCGAGTCTAATTGTAGCAGGGGACACTTCTGGCAGCATCACTATCAGTGCGCCACTGGTTGCAGGCTCAGGAGTTTTAACACTTCCTACTGGAACCGACACACTAGTGGGCAAGGCCACGGTTGATACGCTGACGAATAAGAGCATAGCAGCTACTCAGTTAACTGGAACTATTGCAGCAGCAGCATTGCCAGCGGGAACGGTTCTGCAAGTTGTTAATGGGACTTATGGAATAGATGTTGGTAGCTCTACCACCACATTTGTAGATACTGGACTTACTGCAACTATTACGCCAAGAAGCACATCAAGCAAGATACTTGTTATCGTAAATCAAGCTGGTTGTAGCAAAGCTAACAATGCTTATATGCACTTGCAACTTTTAAGGGGAGCTTCTTCGCTAATAGTTTTTGAAACTACTGCGTTATTTACCAATACTGCAACGTCAAACAATTGTGGTAGCTGTAGTGTTAATTATCTAGACTCTCCTGCAACCACATCAGCAACCACATATAAAACTCAAGTAGCATCCAGAGCAAATATTGCATCTGTGTCGGTGCAAAGTAATGCCTCATATTCAACCATCACCCTAATGGAGATACAGGGATGAACAACTTTCTTAACGCACTATTCAAACTCTATCCACAGACTGCTTATACTCGTGGCGATGATGCCTTTGATGTTGATGGCAATCCAGTTATCTATGACAAAGCAGCAGTACAACTCGAATCAGAGAAGATGACTAATGCACAGACCGCAGTAGGGATTCTAAACAGCACTGACTGGACAACCATCGCAGACGTTGCTAGTCCTACAAACAATCCCTATCTAGCCAACCAAAGTGAATTCATAGCCTACCGTAACGTCATCAGGGCTATTGCTGTCTACCCACCTGCTGGTGAAGTGGTCTGGCCTACACCGCCAACAGAAGTTTGGCTACAAGGAGAATAATATGAGCTGTATTATCGATGGGTCGGCGGGAATTACAACTCCGGGTGTAGTAAATACTGCCGGTGAGACTATAGCAACAACACTGAGTGTCACTGGAGTAACAACGCTGACTGGTGGACTAAACGCTGCTCTGCCAGTATTGAGTGGTGGCACTGGAGTTACTACCTCTACGGGTACTGGTGCTGTAGTGCTGGGGACTTCGCCTACTCTAGTCACACCAGCATTGGGGGCGGCAACTGCAACCAGTCTAACTGTAAGTGGTGATGTGCTTATTACTAGCGCAAACGTTCTAGGCTACAGCACAGGGTCAGGTGGTACGGTTACACAAGCCACGAGTAAGGGTACAGCGTTTACACTGAATAAGCCTACTGGTGCGATTACTATGAACAACGCTTCTTTAGCAGCCAATACATCTATTAATTTTCAAATGAATAATTCTTTTGTAGCAGCAATTGATACCATTGTGTTTTCACCACAGGCTGCTACTATTGATATGACCGGCTATCAATGGGGTGCAGGGACAAACGGCGCTGGAATTGTAGTTGGGTATTTAAGAAATATAACAGCGGGGGCGAGAGCTGAAGCCGTTGTATTTAACTTTGCAATCATCAAAGGAGCAACGTCATGATTTATTTAGCAGCAGTCTGTCACGATATTAAATCCAACACCTTAGAAGCCACATGGCTTGAAGAAACTATGGGTGCTGATGGCAAACTAACAGAACTTAAACGTGTTAAATGTCGCAACTATTCCATTGAACAAAAGGCTGAGTTTGATGCCGACACAGGTACAACCATTTATAGTGCATTGGCAGGTTGGTAAAGTGACCATTAAAGCTAAGAAGATACTGGGCAAGGTTGATGAAGCTATCGTTAAGACTGACTCCACCGTAGACCATGCTCTCGACCTTATCAAGTCCTCAAAGAGAACTGTTCTCATCATTATCTTAATCGTTGGACTCATTATTTGGATGGTATAAATGGACGGTCAGATGATAATCAATCTGTTGGCGGGGTCTGCACTGGCTGTAATAGGCTGGTTCGCTCGTCAACTTTGGGATGCAGTGGAGAGATTAAAGTCTGACGTTAAGGATATCGAGATCTGCCTTCCTAGTAACTATGTTCGAAAACAGGATATGCAAGATCTTAAACATGACATGGAAGCCAGGTTCGATAAATTGGAAGCGATGCTGGCCAGAATTTTCGAGAAGCTCGACCAGAAGCAAGACAAGTGAAACGTGCTGTACATTCGAGGACTCTATGGCTCAATGGATCTATAGTTCTTTTGCTTGGACTTATTGAACTGGCTGCGGCTACCTTCTCTGTGTATCTTCCTCCGATAGCATATTCAATATTAATATTCATATCCGGTGCCGGTAACATGGTACTCAGATGCTATACCAATCAACAGCTGGTCAAATGATAATCCTAAAAGACTACTTCAATACCAAGACTGCGGAAGTAACTCCGGCCATAAGTCTCAATGGTCTTGACCTTCTGTACAAAGTTAATCGGTTACTCGCAGACTATGTCACCAAGGGTAACGTATTGCGAGTCAGCCCAAAGACTGGGTGCCTGATCTCCGGAAACAAGGATGGCGATGGCGGATTCAGATTGCAGTCATCCAAAACTGGAAGCCCTAACTCTGCCCACAAACAGGCCCTGGCTGTGGATATCTACGACCCTCAAAACAAATTAGATGACTACCTGACCGACGAGATATTAACTAAGTTTGATTTGTATCGCGAGGCACCAGAGTCTACCCTGGGATGGTGTCATTTAAGTACCCGGAAACCACCTTCAGCGAGAAGAACCTTCAAACCATAATGCCGTTCCTAATTCCAATCGCAGCCAAAATATCAATCGCCCTAACGCTCGTCATTGCGTTATTTTCATCCGGCCTATACGTTGGTAACCGTTTAGGAATATCATCGTGCCAGGAGGCTGTAATCGACTCGCAGGCCCACTCTATTGAGACAGGGATCAAACAGGCTGTGGTTTCAGATCAAACGGTCACAAAGTATGTGGACCGGGTGCAAATTGTTCAAGGAAAGAGCAGAGAGATAATTAAAGAGGTGATTCATGTACAAGATACTTGCACTTTGTCTGCTGGTTGGAGGCTGCTCCACGACAGCGCCGCGAACAATGAACTTCCCGACACCTCCAGAGATTCTGATGAGAGAACCGTTACCTCTCAAGACGCTCTTGAAAGAGTCGCAGCCAATTACGGTATCTGCCACGAAAACTCTACCACCCTCTCCAGTCTCCAGGAATGGGTCAAAGAGCAGTCGCTAATTAAGTAGTTATACCTGTTTTGAGATATAGATAGGTATAAAATATCGTTTAAGCCCGGCTAGGGAGACATCCCGAAAATGCCTTGCGTGGTCCTGGTCGGGAAACCCAGTTGATCCTCGATAGATAACCGCCTGGCTTATTTATAGAATGCGTGTTGACCGCAGATTGTAACCAGCTTCAACTTACTCCAGCTTTTAGGCTTCTCAATCCACGTTGCATGGAAGTGCGTAGCCTCGAACTTCCCATTACCGTAGATAGCAATCCTGGCTGATCGCTCTGCCTGTAGCCACTCTTTACTCTTCACGTTGGGCCGATACTCAGATTTAAGAACTCCTCCATTCATCTTCTCTGGCACCCACGAGAACTGCGCCGGGGCCAGGACCACCTTGGCTATATCGCCATCCGGACCCATGCGGTTCAATGTAACCTGCGCTACCTTGACCTGACAAGGCTCAGGCTCACCTCTGGATTCGTAGAACGTCACCAGGGTCAGCCAGATAAGAAGTTCAGTCATCGGATTCTTTACGCCAATTATCGAACTCTTCACTCTTGTCATCTGTTAACAACGCGACCTTAAACTGATCTAGGGTGACTCCCGGACAAACCTCGATCTTCCCACCACCCTTTTCCTCCAAAGCAGCCTTAGCATTATTGTATTCAACCTCCGCAGCATCCCTAGCATCATCAGCAGCGTACCAAGCATCGCTTGCATCCTTCACCGCCTTCTCTAATTCTTCTCTGGTACTCATGTGTTCTCCTTAGAATATCAATCCTATTAGATACGCGAACGGGCTAATAGTCTCAGTCATATATTATCCTTTATGTTTATTTCGTGCTTCCATTAAGATTTTGTATAGCTTTCTTTCGCCATCAATTCTTTTCCCTGTTAATAAATGCTCTTGATATTTCAACGCTTGGCGCATAAATCTTAATTCCCGTCTAGCAATGAATAATTTTTCAGCAAGCACTCTTGAATCGGTTGTGGTTTCCAGAATGGCATTGACTGCTTGCTCTCTATTCTCTGTCTCATTATCCACGCCCTAGCCTCTTTTGTTGGTGGTGTATATGTTCCCTTCCACGCTGAATCTATACCTACATTCTTGGCGATATTCGTACTATCTGCACTTGCAAACGGAAGTCTTGAAAATACATCTGGATCGAGCATACGAAGCCCGTGTAGTTTGCATATTGGATTCCCAGACTTGTCGCATATAGAATTCATAGCTTCAGCGATTCTGCCCCACCACAAAGAATTTCCAATTGCAGAGAAATTTCCACTTGAACCCAAACAAACTCTAGGCCAGAGTGTAGCCAATGACTGTAGCCTTTCTATAGACTCATGCAAATGCCAAACAGGAGAACCGATCCATTTATTCTTTGCATCTTGCCACGGCCACTCATCAATAAGAGCGTCATTCATCTCCTCAGTTCCATCAATAACGTCAGGAATTACAGCAAAATCAAAATTAGGAATTCTATGTAACTTTGACACCCATTCGTAATATCTATTCCAGTCGGTCACAGGTTCCCCGCTTCGCCAAGCAGAAAATGCTCCATTGTCAATCGCAAAACTTTGGCAAACTTCAACCGCTATAGACAATTGATGTGGATCACGAAAACTTATAAAAGCATGACCGCCGGAAATTGCTTGCGCGGCAGCCGTTGATGGATTAATGGGCAAACCGTGATAATGAATCATTTATTTCCCCAACACTTCCAGCATAAATATACTGCGCGAGGAGCCACGCAATACAATAACTCTGCTTGTAATTTGCAGATGGCGCAAATCTTTTGACAATATGGATGAGCTTTAATCACAACTTTCTCCTACGCCTTAGAATATCAATCCTATTAGATAACCTATGATCACCATGATCACCACCACCGGGGTGATGGCCAGGAATATCATCAACGCTTCATGGTGACTGAACCGGTGTTTCCATTTATTTTTAATCATTCCGTTCTCCTTTAGTTCGGGAACCGCACATGGCACCCACTGAATGCCGGTTATAGTACGGTTCTAATTAAAAGGTATGTCATCGTCCATGTCTTCAAACCCATGGGCGGCTTGAGCCTTCACTGGAGCCTGGCGCTCTCCGGCCTCTGGTGCCTTGCCCAGCATCTTCATCTCACTCGCCACGATCCCGGTGGTGTAGCGTTCAACTCCGGCCTTGTCGGTCCACTTCTTAGTTTCGAGCCTACCTTCAATGTAGACACTAGATCCCTTCCGTAGATAATTGGCCGCAACTTCAGCAAGCTTTCTGTAGAAAGTTACGTTGATAAATTCAACGCGCTCCTGTTTTTCTCCGGCCTTGGTTTTCCACTGTTCGTTACATGCGATAGAGCAGTTGGCTACAGATTCTCCGGATGGTAGGTGGCGTATTTCCGGGTCTTTGGTTAAGTTGCCGATACCGATGAATTTATTTACTGATGCCATTTTTACTCTCCTTTTTAGATGCTCTGATTTGACGTACACAGGATGCTACTGTTCCATGGTTCATACATAACAACACTGATATGCGGTGAGCCAGGTACAGTTGGCCGGTGTTGGGATCGATCTTACTCATCATAAACTCGATCTCCGGCATTCTGCTCTTTACTGGCTCGGTCCTAACAAACTCCTTCTGTGGGCCATTGCGTGGTCTCTGAACCCTGGGCGGGAGATGGTTGTCGGACCGGTACTCATCAATGACTTTTCGGCAATAATAATACCTCAAAGTATGGTTTACCGTGCTGAAAAATTCAGCGATCTGGATCAATGATTTACCTTGGTCCAGCATCTCCGACATATCTTTGGCGTGTTTGGAGAATATATTCTTGCGGCCTCTCTTCTCCTCTACACTATCAATAAAGTTACTAACCGCCTTTCCAGGGTATATCCGTTGCAGATACGCAATCTGAGCCGGGTAGTTGAATACAAGGTCGAGCCTGGTGCTGTCGCATACCAGCGGTGGATTAGCCCTAGTGTACTCAACCGCCCAGTGTACGGTCCTTGGGCAGTCTGCGAACATCTCCTCAAGAATCATCATTTCCCCCAGCTATGCACTCAACCCATCCGCAAGATTTCCCTGGGCGGTCATCTACAAATTCTTGAATTTTTTTTGCTGCCCCTCCTTCCGTTGCAAATGTGCCAATTACTTTAGGCTTCTCGTTCGGAATAACCTGACCGATTGCTTGAAACAAGTTTTTGCATTTCATCATTTCCCCCAGTTAAAAAGTTTTTGATACATCTGATCCGCTTCCCGTAAAAATATCATCACTTCAAGCTCCAGAGCCTTAATATAATCCTCATCTCGCTCGACACGGTAAACGTACAAGTTCAGATTATCCGGCAGATCCGGAGAGTAGGAGCAGAAATCAAACCACTTCCTCCCGGTCAACCACAGGCACCCTTGTACTTGCGCCCGGTGACCTGATGGATACCCTCCCGCCTGGATCGTTTCGATCTGGATATGCGGAAGGACCGACTTGATCTCACACCCACCATCTGCCCCAATCAACCCGTCAGGGCTGCAGCCGGCCATGATAGATGCATGAGGGACGAAGCCAACCTCCTCAACCAGATTGCCGGTCGAGGACTCGTATGCCATCCGTGCGAACGGCTCCTGTTCTGTCCCCCTGTCCGTATGGACGTTGGAGAATGATTCAGCCACCTTGCCGGTCAATCGCTCAGTCACAATCTTGAGCATATACTTTTTGCGAGTCAGACCCTGACCCTTGGCCAGAACATCGGAAAAGCATGATGCTGTGGCACGGCCCATCCTGGCCTTGAACCAGGCATCCGATCCTTGGATGTCCATTATTTCGCCGCCTTGTCGATAAATTCTGCGTGATCAAGAAGCACCCGCTTCAGAAGATTCGCAGACCCGACATCTCCCAGTTCTTGGCAAGCCGCCAACCCTTTCTGCCACTCACCCTTAGCTTTATCGGTTGTGATACAGGCCCGGATGCTGGCACAGAACTGATCGAACTTCTCTTTTGACAATAACTCCAGATCCGGATACCGGCTCTCCTCATCTTCCCCAGTTTCGATTTCAAACAATTTTAGAACCGCGTACTTTTTGGCGTACGAGATTGCCTTCCCTGGAGCCTTGTCAGCGTTGTCCATGGCATGAGCTTCGATTACTATGGTCACTTTCTCGCTTGGGGCCTCGGCGCTCACAAACTCGAATGAGTAGGTGGCATCGTACCGGAATTGCTTTGACCCCTCTTCCTTTGGGTGAGTCTCAGATTTGATCAGGGTAGGGACACAAATGATTCCCTGTTCGACCAGATGCTTCCTGAGTATGGCGGTCACGGCATCGTGGCTAACAGCGCGATACGAGCCACCTCCAGTGCTGACACTCCGGTCCTTCTTGATGTAGTCAATCGCCTTGCGGACTTCGTTAATTTTCTGATAAATGTTCATGTTATTTCTCCGTTTATTTTACAAAATGCTCAAATGTTAACTTTTTAAAAAAGTGAGAGGACTGCAATCCGTACCTAACGGGCTTCTTCCGGCGCAACTCCCAGCTATCTCCGGCATCCCGCACTCCGTAGTTGGCCATGGTATCCCCAAAGAACCCCATCGTTTTACGAGTAAAGAAAAACTCACCCAATCCACTTTGCTCAACATTCCGCTTCAGTTCACTTGGTGTCATTTTAATAATCTCCTTTGTTTATAGATGCTGCCTGACCACGTCTAGGATCGTCCAGGATCTCGTCCAGTGAGCTATCTTCACTTTTTGATGCGTAGGTACGTTGACGTTCCTCCTGCTGGTCATCTGCCCTCTCAATAATTGCGCGATACGACTTCAGCAAAGCTTCGCGAGTCGCTGGGTCTTTGATGCTGTTGAAACTCAGAATACTTCTAGCAACTCCGAGCTGGTACTGAGTTACTTGCTGCTCGATGATGTCTTTTAAAATCATTTTAAACTCCGCAATTATCGATTGATGAAACGAGTGCCAGTGTCAGGACTATCACGGCGATCAGTAAGAATGGGACGGGGTCGAACTCCGGCACCCACTTGTTAAGATCACTTCCGTATTTGTCGTATTTGCTCATTTATATCTCCAGTTAAGTTGTTTGCTGCGACCACAACCAAATCATATATCAGAACCAAACGAATTGCAACACCATTGTGCATGAATAAATCACTTGCAACTGTACAATTGTTGTGCCTATAATGTGGGATGAACAAAAAAGACCTTATAGAATTGTTGGGGGGAACCGCAGAAAGGGCGGCAACAAAGCTTGGATATAGTCACAGAAACAGTATCCAGCGTTTCCCGGACGTATTGACTGCTAGTCAGGTCAATGTTGTTTTATTAAGAATGAGGGCTGTCAGAATACCTATCCCTCAAAATTGGAGACTGAAATGAAATCACAGAAATTTAGGTTATTAGAATGGTTAAAGAAGCGCGGCAGTGTCACTCGCATCCAGGCCTATGAGAAGCTCGGAATCTTTGAGTTGAGCCGCCGGTTGTCAGAGTTGCAGGCTGATGGCCATATCATAGACCGAGGCTTGCGGGTGTATGTTAAGAACCGGTTTGGAGAAAGCATCCGAGTCAGCAAAGCTTTCCTTATCAAAGCAAAATACTGATATAATCACCCCTGCCTGGATTCGCAAACTGGGCAGTCAACGGAGTACCAAATGCAAATAACTAGTATCTTTTATGATGGGACCAGGGCGAAACGCCTATGCTCCGTTGCGGCTATCGTTTGTCGGGTTGCTCCCGGCTCCCATCACAAAGGATATTAATATGATAGATACAATCAAGCAAATACAATCTCAAAGCGAAACTGAAGTTTATATTTCTGAAAGTGGATGTTTGTGTATTTCTCAAGAAAGTTTCGAGTTCGGCCAAATTGTAATTCATACCATAGCTAAAAATAACATCGACGATTTTATTAAATTATGTATCGAGGTGCAAAATGGCTCGCGCTAGGAATATAAAACCAAGCATTTTTAAGAATGAGTTGCTAGGCACCATGGACCCCCTTATAACGGTTCTGTTTATATCTCTATGGACCTTGGCTGACAAGCAAGGAAGGCTCGAAGACAGGCCATTGAGGGTAAGGGCTGAGACGTTCCCGTACCGTGAAAATATAGACATTAACGGTTATCTAACGGAACTTGAACGCACTGGGTTCATCCAGAGGTACTCTGTATCTGGTCAGGCCATAATACAAGTGGTGAATTTTAGTAAACATCAGTCCCCACATAACACCGAAAAGGATAGTGTGTTGCCTAGTTTTCCTGAGGGAGATCATGGAGTTAAAGTGATAACGGTTATTTCACCGTTAGATACCGTTGATTTAACGAAAGCGAAACGCCCTGATTCATTGATTCCTGATTCATTGATTCCTGATTCATTGATTCCTGATTCATTGATTCCTGAGAAGATACATACGCATCTATCGATGCTTCTCGATGTTGGAGTTGAAAATCAAATAGCAAAAGACTGGCTATCAATAAGAAAGATCAAGAGACTTCCTTTAACGCCAACAGCATTCGAGTCGATATCTAAAAAGATTGCTGGTGCAGGTCTCACAATGAACGCCGGTATAAAGATTTGTGTTGAGCAGGGTTGGGCTGGTTTTAGTGCGGACTGGCTTGCAACGGTGCCAGAGTTGAAGTTAAGAGGCCCTCATGTGAACTGGTATGACACAGAAGAAGCAACGCACGAAAGGGCAAGACGGGAAGGAGTGGAAATAATTGATGATCTTAGACTATTACGAGTGAGGTTAAACGATGTTATACAATCAAAGAGGAAGTGAACCGGAGAGCAGGCCGTTTGTTAATTGCTCTGTTGGATCGTGCAGGGGAAGTGCAATACTTGTAGTTAACAAATCAAA